AACTGAAGATAATAAATCTAAAGAGGAGGAAAAACCTATGGACAAGACCCCTGAACTTACTGACGACAAAATCAAACAATTTAATGATGCTTACCAAGCTTCACTCTCTCAAGCTAGTGGCATTATCGAAGAAGTCGGAAGTGGCTTTGACTTCAGCCAGAAAACCAAAATGATTGCTTACCTACTTGGCGATTTCTTGCTTCTTGCTGGTGCTATCACCCCACAAGTTATTCTTGCAATCATGAGCCTTAATGACAAAAATATGACCGCTTTCGGTACTGCTCTTGCAAGTATTCTAGCTACTCTTGGCTCTCAGATTCTACTCATTTTCAAACTAATGAAGAAGAAGAAATAACATGGTCATTGCGGTGGAAGATATTACAGCTTTCATCTCAGTAGTGGCTGGTGTAATTACGGGATGGCTTGTAATCTTTAAGTTTGCAAGCTCTATCATGCAAAAGTGGGCATATAGCCTGCTTAAACCAGTCAACGACAAGATAGACGAGTCAAATCGAAATATAATGACTAGACTTGATGCGAACGCTGAAGAAATCAAACAGATGCAACTTGAACAATACAAAAACTTCTTAACTAGATACCTTGCTGACCTCGAACGAGGCGTGCAGTTATCAGAAATTGAACTTGAACGCTTCAATGACATCTATGCGAAATATGACAAACTTGGCGGCAATTCATATGTCCATAGAAAAACCGATATATTCAAAGCACAAGGCAAGTTATAAGATGAAATACCTAGGTTAAAACCCTAGGTATTTTTTATGAGATACAATATAAACATATGAGCGATTTAGTTAATACAATCCTTTCTACTGCGTCTGAACAGAAATCAAGGTCTAATCAACGCAAATCTACCGTTGTTCGTGTCTGTGGCGAAGAACATAGTGCGACGACCCCACCTGCTGACGACCCAACTCATCCACCTCAGTCTGCAACTATATATTTTTGTACTGACCCAGAAATGGCGTATCTTTCACAATGGCGATTTAAGTTAATCATCGGCGACCCATTAGGCGATAACCATGACGCAAATATCAACTGGGGTAGTCAACCAAATTATGGCTATCTTGGTGCGACACATGGCCCATGGAGTTCTTTGAGCGAATTTTACAATGACACATATGGTAAAGGTATCGATATGGATGGTTCCTTTGGCTATCAGTGTTGGGACTTAATTGAATATTTCATGGTGAACCAAGCTAATGTGAGATTTGCAACTGGCGTATCCGTAGGATTAGGCCCGTGTTTTTCTGGCGTTTATTGGTCTTGGGCAAATACAACGGTTAGAAACAAAATCACTGAGTCTGGTAAGTTCAAGGCTATTGCTGGTAATGGCGATATATTGCCAGGTGATGTTGTTGTCTGTGATTTAGGAACTGTAATGGGTGGTGAGTGTGGCAATACTAAGATCGGTCATGTCGGTATTTCACTCGACGGTATCGACTCTGCTATTTATAAACATCAAGGCAAAATAAACTTACTCGCACAAAACCAAGGTGGCTACCCATATCGTCTTGGCGGAGCTCACGCTAATGTTATTCAATTACCGATATCGAAAATATTAGGGGTGTTTAGATATACAGGCAAGGATTATCTGCCAAACCCACCAGCTGGGTATAATGTTCCATAAAAATAATAATAAATTGAAAGAATATAATTAAGATATGGCAAGCATCTCAGTACAAGCAGTCCGCATCGAACCTTTATCAAGAGTATTCGATGAAAACAATGAAAAAATGAACGAGCTTATCACTCTTATTTCTGCTTTTTGCAATATCAACCCAGATAATTTAGGAACCGAAATTGGTCGTTTTGTTTCAAACAAAGCAGCGTATTGGAACTTAATTTGGCAAACGCTTCGTATCGTCTCTAGCATTACTTGTTGGGATGACCACCCTGAAGATTTATTCTTAACCCAAACAAGACTACAAACCTACCCTGTGAGAGTTGAACACTGTGAGTGTTTATGCAAATTATGCGATGAGGCTTTTGTAATTATTCCACTCGAATATGCCCCACATCCTGAACAATTTATGGTCTCTGCTAGGATTACTGGTATGATAAACGGTAAATTCGTTAGGAAAGAATTAGATATTATAGAATTGATGATGGGGTTCGACGAAGGCCGAGATAGACTCTATATCAGCAAACAAGTGTTTTATGACTTAACCAAGGCTGAAGATAAATGCTGTTCTTGCGAATATGACTTCACTGTGACTCTTGAATACAATGCTGGTTATGATATTTTGCCATCTGGATTATTACCAATCATTTGTTATATCTTAAATAAGCTTAATAAGGATGTAAACTCTGAAGACTGCCATGATAACATGACATCTACATCTGGTCTGCTTAAACGCAAGAAGGTCGGAAATGTTGAATATGAGTGGTCTACCCAAGACACTACTGCGTCTAAAACTGCGACCCTATATTCAGATTTGCATGACCTTGGTATGCTCGATGAAATCATGGCTATTTCAAGATGTTATTTAGCAACACAAGAGGAGGTGTTAGGCGATGTCGTGTAAAAATTGTGGTAGTTCAAATAGAGTTAATAACCAAATCCCTGTGATTGAACCTGTTTCATACACACCAGAACAGGTGGTTGGAAAATCTGATACAGATGCAAAAGTCCGTGTCCGATATTACGGTGGCGGAACAATGGCTAAAAAAGTAGCAAAATGTGCCACCTGTGGGGCGGCGAAAGGTGCATATGCTCGTGTCACCAATGAAATGATTATGTTCGCTTCAGATGATGCCCCTAATGGTATGTTTGAACAAATGGTCGAAGCAGGTCGTGATTACTGGGTCACTGAAAAACAGGCTGAGTATTTATTAGCCTTAACTTATACCAACCAAGCTGGACAGGTTGTGAACAAGTTCCAACAGGTAATTGACTAGAGCTTTACTGTTTTATTCGTCGTGCTATGCGTAGGTGTCTTTGCCTCGTTAGCACGATTTTTTATGCCGTCATAGATACAACGAATACAGGTGTTAAACCCAATCCCCAATGCTAATGACACCACCCCAGCGAACACCTCAAACGACTTATGTAGGTTAATATCGCCAACTGCGTTGTTAAGCACATCTGCTGTTTCTTGAGCTAATACAAGCTTCAATGAGGCGTGCTTTAACAAACAACGACAGTCTTTCTGTGCTTCAGAAATTGTCTCAAATAGATAGCTCATCTCGGTGTCATATGCTTCATAAGCTAACTCTCTAATCTTATGATAATGAGCAATCTTATCTGTTAAATCTCTAACTAAGTTCTCATCTAGCCCAGCATTTTCGATGTCTTTCTGAAGATATTGTATCTTCTCATAACAATGGTTAATAATCGCCATGTTATGTCCAATTTCAAATAGCCAGTCCATTAGCCATGGTCTCTTATCTAATTTGTAATCTTTTGTATCAAGAACTTTGTTTTCATCCATGGTTTCATTATAAAACAAAACAGACTTCTTCGACATATAATGAGAATATGAACGGTACGAAACCTATCAACAATGCCAGCAATCAAATCTCGATTATTCGGAAACAGGTATATAACAATATTCCGATGTTCGATGATGAAAAAATAGAAGCCCAGAATAAGTGGGTTAAGCTTTATGATTTAAGGTGTATTGACGGCGACCCAGGTGTCACTGCTCGTATTTATGAGTTGGAGAACGACCCAAACTATAAAAATCAAAATACGACATCGTACTACAACTTCAGTTTTGACTCTGCCCACCAAATGGTTAAGCCCCCTTATGATATTAAGGAGGGTGACTATGTTGCGTTCAAACAACAGACAAGCAATGAAATTAGTTTGTGGAAAATTGTAAAAAGAGAAACTGTTCAATTATTCCATAACTGCTGTGTATATATCATCACCTGCAATGCCACTACCCCTCGTGAGCTAGAACGCTTTATGGAATGCGGTGTGTATACCGCTATTAGCGATGAAGAAGTTGAATTTTTAGGAAAGGTTGATTATGTCTAAAACTGTTGCACTTGCTGAAAAATTCATATGGAACAACCTGAGGATGTATCTTCTCACCCATAAAACTTGTTTGTTAGATAATCTACTAGTTGTCAAAATCCCTGAGTCATCAGCCCCGTCTGTTAGGTATGGCAATGACTTTGTCGCTGAAATGGACAAACACATTGGGCTAGGCTCATATGTAAATAACCAACCTACTCAATTTTCAAGGCTTCCGTATATCACGGTGAATATCACCCCTATCGCTGGTGGCAGATGTAATACTCGTGTCGTGATAGGCTTTGAGATTGTTTACACTACTGATACCCCAACTCAAGCTGGACATAAACAAATCCCTGTGGGAAACTCTAGCGAGTCTGTCGCTTCGTTCAAGGCAAATATCATGAGTGCATTAGATGAGCTGATGTATGATGCAACAGATGAAATCCATTATGGGCAGGTCTCTTTCTTCGATGCTTTAAGGAAAAAAACAATAACCCACCCATTTAATGGTCAGACAAAAAAGTGGACATACGATATTTGGGGACAGGTCGATGATAGGGTCGATGTTTCTGAGGTTTATCAACTAAAAAGGGAAGACATGTCATCTGCTATGTCTGTGTTCTCTGTTGTATATACAATGGATTTGAACAGGCTAAAAGGCCATGATGTCGATTGTGGCTGTTAGAAAGTAATTTCTAGTGGTTTGATATAAACAAATGATTTCTTGTCTAGTTGATTGCCAGTAATCTTTACCGTGTTTTTGCCAGGAACAATCTCGAAATACGGAATATTCGTGACTTTGGCATCAGGAATAATTGACCTTACATAATTCCACTCACCAACAGTTCCTGCTTTTCTTTGGTATAAACCAATGCCTACGCCAAAACCAGCTACAATCATTGTGTTCTTATCATAAGTGCCTTTGAGGGTGACGGTATCATTATTGACTGTGATGGTAGGATTAACAAAAACCCCTCTCAGCCTTATCTGGACTGCGGTACTAGGAAGGTCGGTCATTGAACAAAATGAGATTGTTGTTTCATTGACAGCATCTCTATTTTTTAGACGATATTTATCTCCCCATCCTGCATCATAACAGAAGAAGTTCTTCTCTAACCCACAATCGTATCTGATGTGAAATTGCTGAGGGCATCTTGCACCTAACAAGTTAGTAATCTCTGTACGAGACCATGAACAAAGAGGTTTGTATTCTGCATCGACAGGCACTTCTGGTTCAACGGTGAAACATGGTAAGCACCTATCTTTACCTGTGATGTCGCATCTAGCATCTTCATACGACCAACAATATTCATTATCGAAGTTGATAAAACGAGATGGGCAATACTGGGCAAGAAATGTTCTTGTCTTCCATGCGTAAACCCAATAACCGTCAATTAACTCAAATGTCACAGATAGAGTAATTTTATCTTCACCAACAGAAGCAATAGACTCATTAACTGACAACACACGAGCGTTAGCCCAGATAATCTCTCCACCATTTTGGACTGCCCATAATTTACCTGAACGAGCTAGCTGTCGTTTAATGAAGCGTGCATAGCGAGGTTTGTCGCCACAGGCAATCTTCTTAAAATCAAAAGATAGTGTCGCATCAAATTGAGCAGCATTAAGTACCCCGTACTCGCCTAAATGCCCATAATAATTACCGTGTTGATGACTAGTATAAGGGGTCGATGTACCTTTGAAAGACGCTGTATAGGTCTGTTCCTGAATTTCGCCAAATGGAATAGGAAGGTTATTGAATTGCAATAGCCTCTTATATACTTTTAGCGATTTATTTACATCACTCATGCCTAAATTATACTATCGGTCAAAAGGGATGTTTTTTTCTTTCTGGTAGTTAGCAATTGCTACTAATAATTTCGATTTGTTGATGAACTTATCTACTGAAGACGCATCTTCTTTGATATATGTTCCGTATGGGGTTGGGGATAGCTGATAAAAGTTATTAGCAGCCGTCTTCCCCAAGATGATGTCGCTGGTTCTATCTATTAAACCTAATACTTTATAGAACATTTCCGTTGAGTCTGTTTCATAGGTGTCGCTATACATATCTAATCGCCTGAACTCTGTGATTTTATTTTTAAGAGGGTTATAAGCGACGATAACACGATAAAATTTCTTCACTTGAAAGGTACTCCTTTTTATGTTCTTATTATAAGACACTTACCAAAAAGAAAAAAGAAACAACTATTCCAAAATTATAATAAAGGTATGGCATACACATCGAAGTCTAAAATCAATCTAGGCAAATACACCCCAGGTTCAGGGTGGAAAGATTTTGATGAGGCATTAACTATCACTATGGGAAAATCAATGGCGTTTATGGAATTCAATGCTAGGCGCTGGGCGAAACAAACGCTTGAGGAATTAAAGAAAAATGTACCTGTCGACACAGGTAATTTACGAGACTCTATTGAAATTGAGGATGAATTAAACACAGAGGGGTATATCATCGTGGGTGTGAACGAACAAAAGCTTATCGGCCCGAAAAAGGTCGGTCGTGGCTCATTTGCTCGCAGAATCCCTGCGTTCAACTATGTGCCTTTTGCAGAAAAAAATGCAAGAGACACTAGCTTACGCTTCTTCGTTGAGAGAATATGGTTTGAAATAGCTAAACAAAAAGCAGAGGAGATTTTTAGATAATGTCAGAGTCTACATTTAACCCAAAGATTAAACTTGAAATCGACGCTACAAAGGCTGTCGACCAGCTTTCAAAGCTTGCTGATAATGTCAGTAGGTTAAAACGCATGATTGAGGAACAGAACCGTGACCATGTGGACATTAACACCGATGTTTTCAATAAAAAGGTCGATGATGCTAAGAAGAACTTAATCAGCCTCGGAAAATCCCTCACTTCGATGTCTAAGGACGCTACTGGGGCGACTAAGGCTGTTGGTGATGAATTAGATAAACTTCGTGCTAAAACTACTCAGAAGATTACTTTTGATGGTCTGATTACGGCCCTTGATAAACTAGCTAGCCGTATTGACCAAATCATTACTTCAAACATTAACGCTCTTCGTGAGTCGTTAAGAGGTGCGGCACGAGATGCTGAACATACTGTCACTACGATGAATAATCAGCACATCTCTCGTACCTTTAACCAGTTAAAGAAAACGATTGGTGAAGTCCGTGAAGAGGTAAAGGGGCTATCGAAAAACAAGGTTGAGGTGGACACTGCTGGTGCGACTGAAAACACAAAAATCCTTAAAAATGAAATCAGAGGGGTTCGTGACCAACTCGAAAATAAGAGGTTAAGTTTCCAAGATGACAAGGCGGTACAACAAATCACTAACCTTATTCGTCTTGTTGCTAAACTAAAAGAACAACTCGAAGATTTATCTAAGAAGAGCCTCAATGTGAATATCACCAATGAAGGCTTCGCTCAGATGATTAAGAGCGTCAACAATATGTGGGATGTGCAAAACCAACAGATTAAACGCACCTCATATGAAGTTAAAAAACAAAAAATTGACTTCAAAGATTTACATAGTTCTGCTAAGGCTACTTCAAAACAGATTGACTCTTTTGTTGGTGCAACCGCAAAAGGGACTAAAAACCTGTCCTTAATGAAAAAAGGCATGGTGTCTATAAAAAGTAGTGCCGATAAAACAAAAGACACTGGTGTCAAATTTTCTGAAGGACTGATTAAAGTCTTTTACGCTACTCGTGGTCTTGCTTCTGTCTTTGAACAGGCTCAGATGTTCTCATACCAAATCTGGCAAAATGTTGAAAACATGGGTAGGTCTCTACTTAATACCGCTATACCTGCCTTGAAGAAATTGAACGATAGTGGCTTTGAAATGGCTAATACCTTTGAGACTGCTCGAATTGGTTTTAAGCTATTCTTCCCAAATGATAATCCAGATACTCTATCTAAAGAAATCAAGAAGCGTGCTATCGACAATACAGCCTTTAACTCTGCTGACCTTGCTAAATACGCTGGCCAGTTTGCCCCAATCTCTAACGGCGACTCTAAGCTCGCTCTCGACGCACTTGAAGGTATTGCTGACCTCTTAATGGCTTCTGGCCAAGAGGTCTCTACTTACCTCGATAAAATTGTCACCAACACTATTCAGGTGGTGACTACTGGTAAAGCTACTGCTCGTGACTGGCGTGAATTCACACAAAAGGTACCTGTGTTTGAAAAGATACTTAAATCTGTTCAACCTGACCTTGCTCAGCGTGTTAAAGACCCTAGTGCTGAAATCTCTCAGTCTGATACAAAATACCTCTTGCAAGCACTTCAACTTGTTCACACAAAGTCTAGTATTTCTAATGTTTCAAAAGACTATGCTCGTTCATACGCTGGTCTTAAACAACAAATGCAAGAAACTATTCAAACTACCATGGACGAAATTGTCACGGGGTCTGGTTTTTATGATGCTATAAAAAATGTCTTCAGAGAACAAGGTCGTATGTCTGATGCACTCAACTCGTTCATCAAACCGATTTATACGAAAATGTCTAAGTTCATCCGCTCTATCGACTTCGACAAGGTCGAACAAGTTACGAGGGTGCTATTCAACGGTATTAGTGAAATTGGTAAAACTGCTGTTGACGCACTGCGTGAAATTACTGGTGGTTCTGATATTTATTCAATCGCTAAAAAAGGTATTAGGCTAATTGTCGAAATAATTAAGGGGTATATTGACGGTCTTAAAACGGCAGCGAATATTCTAAAAGGTGCCAGCAAACTACTCAACATCCCGAATTTAAGCAGTGTTATCGGCTGGCTTGCCTCTCCTGCTGGTCGTGGCATTTCTCAGGCTTTCACAGGCTTGGCTGGCATTATTCAGAGTATTGCTAACGCCTCTACGCTACTTGAAAAAACAGCAATGGGAAAAACCTTCTTAAAGGGGTCTAACATGGCGTGGGACTTCATAAAGAAAAAAACTGCCGATGCTATTCACACTAAATTTGGTCTTGATTACTCGAAAATATCAGCATTAGGCAAGGCTGTCGGCAAATCCGCTTCTGCACTGCTCAAAGGGGCAATCGTTTATTTTGTGAACGAAGCTGTCACTTCTATGGCTGCGACCATTACTGGTGGTGATACAGGATTAACCGCCCTTGCTGGTGTTGCTACTGGCGGTATCGGTGGGGCTATGGTTGGCGGTTCTGTTTTTGGGGCACCAGGTGCAGCAATCGGTGGTGCTGTTGGTGCATTGATTGGTGGGTTAAGAGGCGCAGCCAAGGCGACTGAGGAATTCGCTAAACGAGTTAAACAGGCTACTGAAGAAGCTAATCAAAAACGCAAAGATGCGTGGGATGCTCACGCAAAACCTCTTACTGACCAAGTGTTCAAGGCTCTTCAAGCTAGTGGACACGGCATTGATACCAATAGTGCCGTCGGTAAATTTGCCTATAATCAGGTGAAGGAATACTTCAGACAGGGTGGTAATAGTCTTGAAAAAGCTATGGACATCGCTAGAAAACAATACCGCTCTAAATTAGTCAACAGCAAGCTTGACGAATATACAGAAAGCAACGAATTCCGAGCCCTTGGCAATACTGGTAATACCTTCAAATATAAAGGCGCTGAGCTTACTCAATCACAACGAGACCGTCGTGACAAATTAGCTGAACTCTTAAAGCTCTATAACCTAAACGGCGACAGCTCTACTTATAGTTACGACGATAAATCTAATGAAGAAATCGTTTCTGATTACTTTAAGGGCACCCCGATGACAGAGGAACAGGTAACTGCACTTCTCAAAAATGAAGGTGTACAACTTGATGCTACAAGACAAATCGTCAACTGGAATATTCCAGCTGAGATTACCAAGCTTGGAGCAACCATAAATAACTCGCTTACTGGCGAAAAAGGCTCTATTAGCGGAAAAATCGACAGCGCAGCCACTAATATTGTTAATGGGTTTAAGGACGCATTATTGATGCGTGATTACGACGCTGTAATTAAAAACAATCAAGAATTGATGCGAAAAACAGAGAAAGAGGACTGGTGGGCTGGCAAGAAGAGCTTCCAACTCATGCCAACTGATGGTGGCGAACCGTTTACTGTTGAAACAAAGGGCGGTCATATGATAGGTGATGATGCCACAAGAGATAAAATCACCAAGCTTAAAGAGGATTATATGGGCTTCAGAGACAGGGTTAGCAAACAACCTGAGTCTGATTACCAAAAAGAATTGTTGAAGAAAATTGATAATGCTATCAAGTTCCTTGCTTCTCTTGACGGGTCTATGGGCGAAGCTGTTGAAAATAATTCAATATTTCCAAACTGGAAAGATGCAGGCCTCCCAAGTCATAGTAGTGCAGGCTTGTGGGGAAAAACGCTAAGAGAATGGACAGGTTTGAAAACAGTACGCAAATTCTCTGGTGGCCCTGTTGGTGTCGACACTGTGCCTGTAATGGCTCAACGAGGTGAGTTCGTTGTGAGAAAAAGCGTAGTCGACAAGGTTGGCTTGCCTGCAATGTCTGCTCTTAACTTAGGTGATACCAAACTTGCCTCTTCTCTTATGGGAAGGCCTAATACTGTTTCTGATAATCACGCTCGTACCTATAACGACACGACAAATAATAACCATCGTAGCGTTAGACAGTTTATTAAGATTATCAACAAAAATAATTCTGGTGCTGGCAATTCATACCGAAGACTCGGTGCGAGAGCGGCACTCGGTGCTATCTACTAACCATATTTTGGTATACCAGTATCAGGTACATAAATTGGGGTGCGTTTATCAATCGTCTCTGCGTCCATAGCATCGTTATAATTTGTATTGCCATACTCTGGGTACAATGTTCCAAGTTCAGAACTTGTTGTGACATCAGGCGTTTTGGCTTTTTCATGCAATTTATATGCCATTTCTTGATTAGTATTTGGACGAAGTTCTTTATCAAGGGTGATTGTTGCTACTTCATTTAATTCAGGGTCAAAAGAAATAATCCTCTGGGTGATGTAAAAACACTCATCAACATGAGCAATGGTAATCTCTGTTGGCTCGCCACACTCATCCACACGAGACACTTTCTTATCATAAAGAAAACGCACTCTCTTCCCTACCATATCGACTGCTGGTAGTGCTGTTGTATTGAATTGGTACTGCCATTGTGGGCGTTGTGCTTTTAGGAACCTAATCGCTCTATTATAAGCACGCTTGGTAATTTCGATACGGTCTGCGTCGGTGATTTCTAACTCGACTTTCTTATCGTTCTCATCTATATATTCAAGGTCAGGAATTGGGTAAAGGTCAGAAAAATTATACACAGTATGATATACTGCCCCGTTATCTTTCCCTAATTGTTCAAGGTCAGTCACATAATATTCACGGTTTTCGTTATTCGCCATAACAGGAATGTCGATGTTCTCATAGACCTTCTCGTTATTGATTTTCTTATGTGTTTTATTGTCATAAACCGCATCAGGCTGAAGGTTGATATTGAACTCATATTTTTCTACTGGGAATAATGGGTCTTCAAGAGTAGCTTTATTTTCATAAATCTCTTTGAGGGTCAAATGTAATACCCCCTCTCCCACGTCACCACAAAACACAGCAGCACGGTTAAAATGGTCTGTTAAATCTTGTGAACATACTGGGTCGCCTAACATTGTGACTAGCGAAATGTCTTTTGCTGGATTAAAATCACACTCTTCAAGGTCATAATCTAAAACATTTTGTGAGACGATGATTGAATAATCACACTCATCTTGGAAATTAGAAATCTTCACCCCATCACCAAAATTACCATTGGTCGGTTCGTACCACATCTCATGACCAGAAATAGTACCTAAGAAATGTAGGTCTTTGGTGTTCTTCATAATTTCTGCTAAGGCCTCTAACTTATTAGTCGATGAGAAGTTCATCTCAAGCTTTGTGTTATACGCATAAGCGTCCATCTCAATCGTTACAGGGATTTCTTGTGGAACATATAATCTTTCTACTGGCGATAAGACATCAGGATTTGCTTGTATGTGTCTAGTGGCTGTGCCTATTGGAAGAATTGGGTAATCTTTGTTCACGGTGAGATTGGTCAAATACCCAATCTGTCTTAACACCTGTTCATTTTTAACATAGTCATCAGGGAAGCTCAGTTTAGCGACATTTTCTACACAATGGCCTAGTGGCATATCTTTTACAATAAGATTGATTGGCATCAGCCACTGCTTCATTTCTGCCATACGGTGGACGAGAGATAAGGTCGCTATCTCGTCTTCGTAATTAACTTCAATCGACTCTACAATACAAGCCATACCATATTTACGCTTATTATTAACCATGACTGATATCAACACACGATAATTATTCAAATTAGTCACAGGAATACCTTTATCGTCTTTTGGTAAGTCTTCAATAGGAATAGTGATTGAAGCGGTCGGGACATCGTCTAAAGCCTGTGTAATTGTTAGTCCATTGCCAACCAGCCTCGTCCCTCGGCAGACTTCTTCGTATTTAATCTTATACCCAGCATAGGTCTCACTATCTAAGACTTTTTTCTGGAATATATAATAAACTGAACTTCTTGTCATCTTGACTTAATTATATGCTGAAATTGATTGGTATAATTATATTATTATGGTACGAGTTGAAATATCTTATCGTGATGATACTGGGAATAATGCTTGGCTAGACATTACACAGTTATTAGCTAAACAATTCTCTGCTGGCTTGCCGAGTGGTTTTGGTAAGGAAGACTACGGTATTTACCCAGATAAAACTGCCAAAGACTACGAGTCTGGCCACTGGTATGACCTGCGTATGTGTATTTATGATGCTGTGCAAGATGCTAAGGCTCAATTAGAAATTGCTAAACAAAATACTTCTTCTAGCTCATCTGGGGCGAATAATGTCGAACTTGCAGAGAAGAAATTAGCCAGTCTTAAAAACTTCTTTGATGGACGAGCGCACGCAATTAAGGTAACCGATACTGAAAGCAAAACAAATAGTAATTTAGGTGTGAATATCAGGGTGTTGATGGAATACCGATATACATCACGAAACGCATAGAAAAAGAGATGTTCAGGGTGAAAAACATCTCTCTTTCTAAACAAATTTATGGAGCACGAGGTGAGAGTCGAACTCACTAATGTAGCTTTTGCAGAGCTATCTCTAACCGTTTGAGTTCTCATGCGTTTCTGATACTACAATAACATATCAGCCATCTCTTGTAAATCTATTTCATTTTGCCTTAATGTGGCTTCGCTCACCATATTTTTTTGCATATTAAGTGCATCTTCTAGACTAATGAACTTCACCGCCCAACGGTCTGTTGGGAGGACTCTCTTCTTTGCTCGTTCCTTTGGAGACATCATCTCATATGACTCTTTTGCATGAATATTTGCATACTCACCATAAGCCACCATCAATTCTTCCACTGTCCACTCGGTCAATATTTGGTAGGGTCTTAACCCTAGCTCTTTCGCTACGAAATGAGCCATAGCTGACCAGATGTTTAGGCTCGCATTATATTTTAATTTTGCGTCTGGGCTGCTGGTGCGGTTGAGGTTTTCTGCATAGATTCTAAAAAATTGCTAGTCTCGTTAATGATGTTTGGCTCGTTCTCAATTAGCTGTACAAGAAATGTGAATAATTCTCGTGCGTGTTCTAGACGCTCTTTCCTTTCACCAAGGACAAGTGAAGCTAACTCTAAAATATCTTCAGTATGGTTAATAAAGACCTCACCAACATGAGCTTGCAACATCTTTGCTGAGTACCCTTCTTCGGTCAAAACACCGATGTCTGTTAAAATCGTCAACAGAATAGATGATACCTTTGTACGATAAAGAGGCTTGACTCGTTTGTTTTTATAATGGAGCGTGCCAGTATATATCTTTCTCTCTGGGTCATAGTCAAGCATACTTTGGTCTGTAGCTGAGATTTCTTCATGCATATATTCGTACACAATCGTGTAATCGCCGTTTGTTGGATGAAGATTATTTGGGTCGCCAACTACTGAGACATTATTGCTCTTCGGGTCGATAGATATAGCTGGGCTGTCCTGCATATTGTTATCAATCGCTTGAGCCATCTGGGCTAATTGTTCGTTGCTTAATTCAGGTGTCATATTGTATTTATTCCTTTAGCTTATTTCTTATCGTTATTATAACTTGTGTTTTTCTTTTTAGCTTCAATATCAGTCTCAGGATTGACCGTCTTCTTCGTCATCAGTTTTGTCTCTTTAGCCAGTTTAGCAGCGTCTGCAATCTGTTTCTCAGCTTCAGCACGAGTCTTCTCAATATCTGCTTGAGCTTTCTTGTCTAACAATTCATACTCACGGAACTTAACTTCCCCCTTAACCCCTGAAGCACGACAAATGTAGTCTGAAAGCTGATGTGAATACCTCTGTTGGAACGGACGAATTGTCTTGTCCATGGTGAACTCAAGCATTGAAGACATACCTGTGTTCCAACCAGATGACTTGCCACCAACGAGCAATGAGTGAATACCATAAATATCTGCCACCACATCTTTTGCGTCATTATAAATACCTAAGTAATCTGGCAATCTAACTGTGCCTTCGAGCTTCTTAATCTCTTCAATCTGGTCTTTACGCACGATAGACATACGAGTCTTCTGAGACTTCTTCATCTTCTCAGCAAGACGCTTAGCAGCTTCCATTTGTTTATCTGAAGCAGTCTTGACCATCTTCTTGTCAAGAGCTCCTCTAACTGATTGTTCAGTAGTTTGTTGTGATAATAATGAGGTTAATGACTGCCCCGCAGATAAGCCTGCTTTTAGATACATAATATAGTCCGAACCGTCATTAAGGATTTCATCACGGAAGTTCTTAATAAGGTCGATTAAGAGGTGTGTTCTTAATTTATCGTACGATAACGGTGAACGGCCATAATCTCCGTCATTTGAATTACGCAAGTGGCAGAAATTCTCTGGCTCAATATAAACACTATTCGCACGAGCTAATGTATCTGGGTCGTTATTTTCAGCGATAATATATGAGCCGTCTGCAGCGACTTTCAACATCTTCTGTTTAATCACTTCTTCAAGAGTGTATTTATTACCATTTAAGACAAAGGTGCGTTCGGTTTCATCTTTCTCAACCTTAAATCCTTTATCTAAATTAACCTCATAAAAAGCTAGTGATTTTAAGCCAGGAATAACCTCAACCCGACCGTTTACTTGAGTAGTGAGAGGTAATTTCCAAATCCTTAATTGCTGTGGCATGACTGAATAAAAATCACCTAAAGATAAACGAATACCAGAATAACCATACATCAATGAATTCTTCACAGAGTCTGCAATAATGTCTTGGTTGGTCTGACCCATAGCGTTCTTCTTCTGAAGCCACTCATCTAATTTTTTCTGATTGTATGAGTCTTTAGCCTCTAACCCTGCACCGATAATTAACTGGGTATAGAACGAGACGACGAAATTAACTGCTGGAAGATTATCAACTAGATATTCAATTGAATATACTGCTAGTTTCTGCTGTTTACTATTGGCTGGAACACAGGTCATATCACCGCACATTGAAGCAATGAGCTGTTCCATCATTTCATCCGCTACATGGTCGTTTACATAATCACCTTGTGAGGCATGAGCCCCATAGACGCTGTCAAAATCTTCTTGTTTTGTGTTATTTTCTTCCATACTACTCTCTTAAGCTTATTTGTTTTTATTATAACATTTCGCTTTTTTCTAGAATTTTACTGGTTTTTGTCGTTTTTTCTTCAATTTTTCAGTATTTTTACGAATTATAAACTCTTCATAGGTCTCTTCAATCTGCATCTTTGAATAGCCGTTCTTTAATAAATACTCGATTGTCTCAACTGCTTTCTCTTTTCCTCTGCATACATATACAGGTATTTTTGCACGCTCTAATAAATTAGCCCAGTACATCTGAGTTGGTGATACTACGCCTTTTTCTTTTCGCTTCATCTCAATCCCCACCAGCCCCTGTTCAAACACCACGAACAAATCTGGTATGCCAGATTTTACCCCCATTTCTTTAGCTCTAGTCTTCTGACCCCATGAGTTTGTCCACATCTCATTATTGGTGTGCCAGTATGGAATTCTTTGTTCATCTAAATATTCTACGAACGAAATTTGTTCAGTATCTTCGCTCGGATTGGACGGGTCATTGTCGACTTTTGCTCGTCTTTTATAAGTTCCAGGATAGTATCTCATAGTCCAATTATACCAGTTTTATTCGGGTTTATTACAAAATATTTATGATAAATGTCAATACTAAAAAGATATTGACAATGTCATACACAATAATATATATTATGTAATATATAAACATAAAATGAAGGGCTAAAACGACTATGATTGCCGATAAAGACCATAAACATTTTCTCAATTCTATTAGCAATAATATCGACCTATTTATTGCTTATGCAGTTAAAAATAGCGTAGCGAGAAGAATTGTTAAATATGTATATAACTATGAGGTACAAAGCACCTCTGTAATACCTTTACACCTCTCTAATAAAGAGTTAGCAAAAGAGCTTAATGTCTCTGAAACAACAATAAAAACTGCACTCTCTTGTGCTAAGGCCTCTGGACTAATTACGATTATAGGATTAGGGGCTTGTCGCTTAATCTCTCTTAACACTAAGACTATTTGTAAAATCAGAGATAAAATCTTCTCTCTCTAATAACAGAGGTAAAACTCAACTTGGCGACCAAAATCTAATGTGTTAATAATCTAACCAATCAAACTAAGAAAGGAATAACAACTTATGAACGACACCTCGTTGCAAGGTAAAGAAAAAACTGACTTTGAGGGTACAGCTCGCCGTGTCTTAATTGACTCGACCTCTGATAGCGGTGCAAGAAGAATCCTCTTATACTTCTATAAATTCAGCCAGAGTATAACCCAATACGGAACGATAAACCCTGGTAATGAGCACTTAGCTAAGCGTCTTAATATGTCTAGGACGACATTAAGGAATAGTCTTTATCGAGCAAAAAAGACTGGTTTTTTGAGCACAGTTGGTAATGGAAAATCACGATACTTTATTTTTAACCAAGCCCTTTTGGAAGAAAAAACGATGTTATTTATACAACAGAAGGAACCCAAACGCCCTGTGGAAAACCCTGTGGAAAACTCTATAAAAAATAACAAAAAATATGACGCAAATCTCGTATCTCAAGAGACATTTATACCGACGCAAATACCGACGCAAA